TACTGGCTGGGCCAACCAGGCTACCATGCCCACCACCCACGTCAAGTCGCGCAGAGTGTCCCGATTCTACTTAATCATGGGTTATCTGGTCTTTCAATACTTGTTGCATTTAATATTGCAATTTAAGACAAAAAAATTTCAAATAAACCTTTCCATTTCATACGGGATACCATAATTCTGCAGAACCTGATATTTAGTTTCGTAATTTTTTAAATCTTCTCCATATAAAAGAAGGTTAACAGCGAAAAAATTCGCTTGTAGTTCAATTTTGTCTTTTGAAAACAAAGTATTTTTATGTAGGAATGGGGTATTTTCGTTTGGATGAAGAATAGCATGCCCTAGCTCATGCGCACATACAAACTTCATTAAATGATCGTTTATATCAGAATTAATCGTGATTACTTGGTGACGAACATTTTTCATGTAAAATCCGAGCGTATTCCCAAGCGGCAAAAATCTCACAATAATATTTCTTTTGTCGGCAATATCATACGGATTATTAGTTTTATATTTTTTTATCTCTTTTTCTAAGGTTGAAATAATCCAGTTCAACGCCAAACACTCCTAGTCTTTACGATATTTTTTTGGAGTGAATTTTTTCTTTGCGAGTTGCTTCGTTAATTTTAAGTTACTTTCTATCGCTGCGCGAACGAGCTCCCTTGTTACATCATCCATCGGCTCTCCATCGAATGCTAAGGCAGTATCAGAATCCATACTTTCTAATATTTTTTCTAGCTGTTTAGCTATGTCTTTTTCATCTTTCTCTGTTAGTTCTGGAAGCTTTGAATCCCAATCCGATTTATTGTTTTCAGATCTTCCTAATAGATAATCGGTGGAAACACCATATAGATTAGCCATATTTTCTAAAGTTTTGGTGTCGGGGTCACGATAATTTCTCTCATAACCTGATAAAGTTCCATTTGATATACCTAAAAGTTTCGCTGCTTCTATTTGGGTTAACTTTTTCTTTTTCCGCGCTTCTTTCAACCTTTTTCCTAAATCAGACATGTTTTCCACCTCGAAATAAATATAACATTTTTAAGCGAATGGTTAAATTTTTTAAGCGAAAAGCTTAAAAAGGTGTTGACATTAGCGTAACGCTTAATTTATACTTAAATCAGATAAGCGAAACGCTTAAAAACAAAAAAGGGGGTGTAACCTTGGACCCTATTCACATCAGAGTAGAAAAAGTTCGAAAAGCTAGAGGGGTTACGAAAACTCACTTAGCAAAGGCTTGTAACAAAACTGTCGCTTGGTATTCGGATGTTTCTAAAGGTAAAATCCGTTTGACGGTCAATGATCTTGAAAAAATAGCAATAGGATTAAATGTCGACGTAAAAATTTTTTTTGATAAAAAATTAAGCGAAACGCTTAATTCTAATGTTAAAGAAGTCAGCTAATTAACTTTCGTATTTCGGAAAACTAAAGTTTTCCTCTCCACAGCCGCATAGAGCGCCGAAGAGCGGGAGCGAGCCACGATCCGAAAGGGGAGCCGCGCCAAAATACATGCTATGGTCACCGCGACGACTCGACGCTGTATGCGGTTGTTGGAGAGTGAGAGGTAAGGAGGTGCTTAACTAAATGTCCGCAATGGAACTCGTCTCCCCACATAAACATGAACAAAGGGGGAATGAGAGCATGAAAAAATTCAAATTTGGCAACACCACTGTTGTAATCCACTCCAAGTTGGTACTCATGAGTGCTGATGAACGAAAGGAATGGTACCGAAAGGAATGGGAGAAAGGCAACCCCGTTCTGAAACAAATCGCTCAAGCGGTGATTGATTGCTACCGACCAAAAGAAAGGTGATGATTATGAATCAATTGCAAAAAGTTTTTCAATATCAAGAACACCAAGTTCGAACGATTTTAAAAGACGGTGAACCTTGGTTTGTGGCCAAAGATGTTTGCGATGTTTTAAATCATTCTAATCATAAAGTTGCTGTTTCTCGTCTTGATAAAGATGAGGTAAGTAAAGTTTACCTCACCGATACTTTAGGGAGAAATCAGAGAACCACCGTCGTTAATGAATCTGGTCTTTATTCACTTATTCTAACTAGCAATAAACCAGAAGCAAAAGCATTCAAACGTTGGATCACTCATGAAGTTATCCCAACCATCCGCAAACATGGCGCCTACATGACGCCGGAAAAGATAGAAGAAGTACTTCTTAATCCAGATACAATTATTAATCTTGCTACTCAACTTAAGGAAGAACGGCAAAAACGAATTAAAGCCGAACAAACGATTGAGATTCAAAAGCCGAAAGTTATTTTTGCAGAGTCAGTACAGGCTTCTGAAAACAGTATTCTTATTAGAGAATTAGCGACAATCCTCAGACAAAAAGGTGTAGATATCGGAGAAAAACGCTTATTTGCATGGTTAAGAAAAAACGGATATTTGATCAAGCAAAAAGGCGATTCTTACAACTTACCAACACAAAGAAGTATGGAACTTGGACTTTTTGAAATTCATAAGCGAACACTTACAGATCCTGATGGTTCTATCAGAATCACAAGAACCCCAAGGGTCACAGGCAAGGGGCAAATCTATTTTGTTAATAAATTTTTAAACAATAGTAAGCCTGGTGTTGTTGCTTTATGAGTAATGTCGCTCAATTTCCATATATCAGAATTGCCTATGACCTTTTAAAAAGAGCAGAACACAAAGTTTTCAACGTTGATTTATACAACGGTTTTGATGCTCCTATACTGTCGATTCAAGAAAAACCAGAATTCATCATTTTAGACTACGTCAACGAAGAAGAAGGACATGAACTTAACATTCACTTTAAAAATTCCAGCATTGTAGCAACCGAAAAAGATTTTGAGTTTTATATCGACAAAGATAGAGATTGCGTTTTTATCGCATCTAAAGCCAATGAAAATCTAAATTTTATGATTCTTATTTAATTCGCATGAATTAGAAATTACTGTGTTCCAAGAAAAGTCGGTTGCTTTTTCTATATATATACTAGCATTTCCTTCCAAAAATGATGGTAGATAGGAGGTCTTGGGGTTTGGAAACTGGTAGAGCAGCAACGGCTGTGAAAGAAGCGAGAAAACAAATAGGAAAAACTCAATTGCAATTATCGATGGATCTTTTCGAATCTAGGGAAGCTATTTCACAACAGGAGAATGGTAGATATAGAGTTCAACCGAATGTCGCTCAATACTTTGCTAAAGAACACAATGATCCATGGGTAGCACTTGAAGCAGCAGCCGAGTACGTTGGGTGGGGACCGGTGAAGTTAGACGGTGATGTTGTTGATCTTCATCGATCAAGTGTCACGTTGAAAACTCGTGAAGAACTTACCGAAGCGATTGACGCAATTGAAAGTGTTTGTGTCGCCAATCACCCACGATCCATTAGAGAATTTGACAAACAACACCTTGAAGAAGCGATTTTGCAAGCTATCGATGCCATCGTTGCATTAACACATTACGTTGCCGTTGTATGCAAGGATTATGGCTTCTCTTGGCTACAGATGTGGAGCAAACATCGGATGAAATTGAAATCAAGGGAGTATGTGAAATGAACCATTCAGATTTTCTTGAAAAAGATCTCCCAAAAGCAGAAGCGCATTATAGATGCTGTTGGTCTTGTCTCTATAAAGCAGAAATTGAACTGGCTTCTGGAAATTTGGAAATGGCCGAAGCTAGGATGATAGATTTCCAACGATCCCTTTGCGAACTAAAAAGATTGAAAGCCAAAAAAGAGCAATACGATCGAATGAAGGCAATTGTCCAGGAGTTAAAAGATAATGGCGTAAACATTGATAAGGTCGCACGAATTATTTGAGGAGGGCGGATAAATGAATTACGTACTTTCAGCTAGTCGGTTAATGAAAGCTTCAGAGGTTCGCAAATTATGCAAGGAAATGAGAGAGAATCCAGTTCTACTATTGGCAACAGATCTGCAAGCAAAAGAAAAACTTTTCAACCGGTTTTTAAAAGGAAAGGAAGCGTGCTGAAAAATGATTACAGTCGGCCTATTAATACTCGCATTTGCAGCAGGGTACTACTGGTGCTTAGCCGGTGTAGAAGCAAAAAAATAAGCAGCAAGCAAAGCTCACTGCAAAGCCCAATCAGAATCAACGTTAAATATATTATGCCTCAAACACGAATTTTTTTCAAGACAGGCTGATGCCTGTCGACATGATCAGGAATGTTACTATCCCCCTACATTTTCTCCCCTCCGCATTCCTGGTCATGTCGATGGTATCAACCATCAAAAACACAATGAAATGAGGTGAAAAATTATGATTTACGGCATTGAACATCCTGATATTACACGCACGCTACGGACTGGCTACCCATTTAAACCGACAGTGATCAAGACCATTGGTATATGTGAAGGTTGTGGGGAAGCAATTAAAGAAGATGAAGAATTCTTAGAACATCCAGATGGGCTAATTCATGATGATTGGGAATGTGCCTACTTGCTAGTCAAAAAGCAAGCAGAATAAAAGCCCGTGCGGCAACACGGGCGAAATTAGGCTCGGGAATATGAGATTCCCTTTCAGTGTACCGTACTTCGAAAACTGAATCAAGGGGGAAGAAAAATGGCTATGAACATGAATGCCGTTCCAACACGAGATATGACCCGTACAGAATGGCTGATGGAACGCACAAAAGGAATCGGAGGCAGTGACGCCGGCGTAATTCTAGGCCTTAACAAATATCGTACAGCATTTGAATTATGGCTTGAAAAAACGGGACAAGTTATCCCGCAAGAGATTGATAGCGAAGCGATCTATTGGGGCAATCAGATGGAAGATGTCGTTGCGAAAGAGTTTGAGAAGCGGGCAGATAAAAAAGTGCGTCGATCAAACTTCATGTACAGTCATCCAAAATATCCGTTTATAAGAGCTAATGTGGATCGTTTGGTAGTTGGTGAATCAGCTGTACTAGAGTGCAAGACTGCTAGCGCTTATCTTGCAAAAGAATGGGAAGGCGACGAAATTCCTGCTACGTATCTGGCTCAAGTGCAGCACTACTTAGGAGTAACGGGCAAGAAAAAAGGCTACATTGCAGTTTTAATAGGCGGAAATCGTTTCGTGTGGAAAGAAATCGAGCGAGACGATGAATTGATCAATATGATTTTCGAAGCTGAAAAAGACTTTTGGGAAAATCACGTTCTCACTGGTGTTCCTCCGGCTATGGATGGATCCAGTGCAGCAGAACAAT